GCTGTAACTGCTGTTAAGCCATGGCCCATTGCTACGGAAGTAAGCCGCGATTGCCGCCGGTCCGTCAGCAGTGCTCGACGTCTGCACACGGTAGACCGCCGTGTATTCCACGGCATCGGCTGTGACGTCGCCAGTCGCGCCAGCCCAGTGAAGCGTTACGCTCGAAATCGACATCAGTAAAGCTCCACCGTTCCGACCTTGAAGGTCTCTTTGCTCTTAGTTTCTTGTAGCAAATCCTGGAGGATGTCGCGCTGACTCTTGAGCAAGTCCCGCATTTCCTTCGAGAACTCGGTGTCGGCTGTGCGAGGTGCGCCCGCTGTCATGGCCGCTATCTGTTGTTGTACGCTCGCTGCTTCGGCCGCTCGTGCTTGGTCGCGTTCCATGCCACGGCGAGCGTCCGCCATGGCCCTGAAGCCCTCCATGGTGTTCGCGGCGGCGGCCCCGACGCCTTGAATCTCTTGGTTGAGTCCGGCGGCCTCCAAGCGCGCCTCGAGTAGCTTGGTTCCGGCGTCGCCAATTGCTGCGGAAAACGTCTCGCCTGTGATGGCCCCAGCGCCGAGGAGTTCTTGCAGTTCCTTCGCGGTTTGGCCGAATGTGGCTTCCGGCCCTTGGTACTGTTCGGCGACTTGCTGGCCGCGTTGCAGTAGCTCATTGTGCCGAGCCACGCCATCAATAACGCCGTCCCATTTCTTACCGGCCTCCGTCAGTTTCGCGGCGTAGTCGATCGCGCCAGCGGTCGCGGCCTTTGTTGCGTTGGCAGCCTGTTTGGCCGCCTCCGTGGTGGCTTGGATGGCTTGCTGGCTCTGTTGCGTTGCCTTGGTTGCTTGATCGGCCACGCCACTAAATGCCGTCTCCACTGCCACGACGGCACCAGCCGCCGCGACGGCTGCGATGGCTAATTGTGCCCAGCCTTTAGGCCCCGAAAACGCTTGGAAAATCGCCTGTGCCGTAGTCATGGCTTGGATCGCGGTAACGATCGACCGGAAGGCGGCGACAACGGTTCCCGAGTATCGAATCACAAGAGCGAACGTGCCAGCGAAGGCGATGACCTGGGCGGCGGCCTTAACGGCCCTCCCATCAAATGATCCAACCATGTCAACCAGCGATTCCATCACCCCGACAACTGACGATGCCGCTGGCAACATGCTTTCGCCGAGCGATGTCGCCAGTAATTCCACACGTCCCTTGAGCATCTCAAATCGTCCGGCCACGGTCTGGCCGGCCGCCTCTATCATGCCAGCAAAACGCCCGCCTGCCGATGTCGCATCGACTAACGCCTGTCGGATTTCATCAGCCGACACACCGCCTTCGCTCATGCGATCTTTGACTTGCGTCAGCGTCTCGCCTGTTCGCTTGGCCACCTCTTGCAGTGGATTAAATCCGGCATTGATGAACTGTAGCAAGTCCTGACCAGTCATCCGCCCTGCCGCCGACACCTGCCCCATGGCAAGCGCGAGCCCCGCGAACCGCTCTTGGTTGCCCATCGAGACATCGCCGAGCATTTTGACGACTGGAACCACCTGGCTCGCAGACATGCCAAAGCCGAGGAGTGTACGCGACGCATCGAGCAGTGTTTGCAGCCCGAGGGGTGACACGATGTCGAATTCTCGAAGCTGGGACAGAACGCTCGCCGCCTGCTGCGAATTGCCGATGAGGATGCCGAACTGCTGCTGCGTCTTTTGCAAATTGGCAGCTAGGCCCAAAGCCCATTGACCCACGCCCACCGCCGACAATCCGCCGAACGCCGCGCCGACAGACGCCGCCACCTGCCCGGCGACCGAGCCAAATGAACGCACGGCGGCAGACGCCTGATTGAGTCCGGCGAATAGTTGGCCGGCAGACGCCGACACAACAAACGACATTTTGCCAGCGTTAAGCGCCATTCTTGAGCGTCTCCAATCGTGCGGCCTTGGCTTTGGCTAGCTTGTCGGCGATCTCTTCCGGCGACTCTTCTCGCGGCCAGTGCGGCCAAACCCCGCTTACGCCCTCGACGCCGTGCAGGTGCCGCTGCGCGTACGCCTCGTGTCGCATATCAGCCCGCACGTCGCCCCATGGCTCTTGCGACCAGTAGCGACGCCATCCGTCGATCTGCGATGCCGATAGGCGGTCGCCGATCATGTCGGGATGCTCAATGCCTAGGGCGAGAGCGAGACGATACGCCCACCGCTCGCCCTCTGTCAGTTTTTTGCTGGATCGCCAGCCCCGTTGACGTTCATTGCCACCTGACCGGCAGCCATCAACACCAGCGGCGGCCAACTGGCGATCTCACGCCGCCCGTCGTCGCTATCGAGCGGACATGTCCCGGAATCGTCCACGATCGACACAGACAGCACGAACGCGAACAGGTCGAGCAAGGGCCCGCCCTCGATTCGATCGCCTTTGCCAGCCGCCTGTGCGTCGATGATCCGCTTCGCGATTTCCAGCCCGTTCTTGCCACCGGCCTCGACAAGTTCGAAGTCGAGACCCCTCGCAGCGTCAGTAAACCGCTCACGACGCCGCTTGACTGTGTAGCTTGCCACCTAGCTATCTCCTTACGTGAATGCCGAGGTGCGCTGGATCGTAACATCCCACGCGTTGGGTTGATTGTGTTCGATCTGACTCGGCTCGACCTTGCTCACGAACCCGCTGAACGTCTGCACGGTCGGCGTCGCGTCCGTGTAGGTGATGGTGATCGTCTTCACGGCCTTACTGCCGAATAGCGTATCGAGCGAAGTTTGATCGGTATCGTCCGGGTCTCGCAGCAAGCGGAACGTGAATTCGCTGTGCTTTTCGATGCCTGGCAAATACGTCTGCAACGTCGCGTCGAGCGTTGTGATATCGACAAGCTCGCGGTCCCGCATGGGCGGCTTCGCATTGACGATCAGGTCAATCGTCTTGGAATCGACGGTAACAATCGTCCCGAGCCCGATGATTGGCGTAGGCATGTGCTAACTCCTAGGGAATGATCTGCACGGAAAGAGCGGCGACATGCGCCACGTCATCACTACTGACACTGCGAGGAACGTAATCGTCGCTATGGTCTTCGACGAAGATGCCTTTGACGGTCGAATCGGCAAACGATCCGCGATAGTTGTTCAATCGGTCGCGGACGGCGTAGGCCAGCGTTTGAGCCTCGCCCAAATCCTCGCTGACGCACTCGATATCAAAAAACTGCTCATAACCCGATGGCGAGCCACCATCGAGCGTACGCGGTTCGTCGGTCCGCGATCTGCGAAACCACAGATAGGGCGGCGCACTTGATTCGGGCACCATGTTTTGGTGGACGCGCTGCCCAACGATCGCGGTTACGCTCGCGCCCGCAATCAGGAATGTTCGCAGTCTTTCGGCGACGTCTGGCATTACTTCGCCGCCTCCGCTTCCGCGCCACGGGCGAACGTCTCGCGGAATTTTGCTAGCGACGCCGATACATTTTGTTCACCAGCCGGCCCTATAAATCGTCGCGGTCGCACCATGCCCGCGATAACCGCCTCTGTCTGGCCGGCACGTAGGAACCGCTTGCCGCGCCGCAGCAGCACGTTGTCGGCCATGGATGCGCCGGTGCGAGCACTGACCGCAATGCGATGACCGGATTCTACCAAATGCAAATAGTTGGCAGGCACTCGCCGACGCCCTCGCCATGTGCCCTGCACGTTGCGGTCGGCACCGACAACGCTCACGACGACGCCGCTTTGGTACGTCTTCGTCTTGAGCACCAGCGAACGCCGCAATAATCCCGATCGGTCGATGAACACACTGGTCTTTTTCGCGGTCGCTCGAATCGGTCTTGCCGCTGCCACGTTGGCACGCCTAAGCACTCGGCGACGAACGCCATTCTTGACGTTTTGCAGCTTCCGCACGGCTTCCTCGATGCCTTGGATCTGAATGCTAACTTCCATCGACGGCCTCCGCACACAAAAGCTCGATAAGCCCGCGATCCTGCCCAAGATCGGTGATGTGTCCGATGTTTAGCCGGCGGTCGCCCCACTGCAAATAATGGCGGACGGTGATCTCCGTCCCGCGTCGCCACCACCCACGCACAACGTGACTTGCCGTCGGGTAGGTCTGGCGAGCGTTGATAAGCTCCACTCCTGATAGCGTCCGGATCTCACACGGCCACGCAATCGAGAGCGAAACATCGGCGCCAGTGATCTGGCCGCGACTGTCAATCGACGTATTGGGCCGCTTTATGTCAACGCGTTGCCGCATTCCGCCTAGGCGGACCATCTGCGGCACGATGCGTGGCATTCTTGCGGCCATTATGGATAGCTCACTCGCTGATAGCGACGAACCATGCGTTCGTACGCCATGGACTCATCAATCTTTTCTAGGCCTTCGCGGTC